ACCCGACGTTTATCATCACGTCCATTGAGCCATCCCAGATACGCGGATCTACTGGCACAAATGAGCCGTTCATACGCATCATCTGCTCTTCATCAACATTTTTGTGTGTTAGGCGCAACATAAGGCCAAACAGATCCTTCATGCCATCTGCAAGGTTTCTTACCATTACTTCGGTTTGACCAGCTCCAGCCTGTATTGTGGCCTGCACAGCCGCCTTAGTAGTAGACTGCATTGCATCTGGGTCTAACCCCATAGAGGCTCTGGATACGCCTGTTTTGCTCTCTACAAGCCCATCTAGGTAAGTTAATGCACTTAATGTCTGCCCAGCGTGAAATGGCACTGATAAATCCTGCACCTGACCCATTTGTTGCATACGCACAATTGAGCCAATTTCGTTGTTTAGTAGGTCATCAATATTAACGCCAGATGTCACTGCCATACGTGGATTATTTGTCATTGCCACGTTGTCTAATATACCACGTAAAACTGATGTCGCCGCATCCTGATCGTCCATAACTATCTCAGCTAAGGATCTGCCATAGAAAGTGTGTGGCTCTGGATCTATCTCAAACTTAGCAAATGGGCATTCATCACATGGCTCTAAATCCAGCACTTTATACTTTGTGCCACCACAGGTTATTTTGTGTAAAATTGGTACGCCAGTTCCGTCCGCATCAATACGCATATATGCTTGGGTAATTGTCACGTTTTTCATTGCTGGGTCTGCTGGGTCTTCATCACTAAAATCAGTGTCATATCCACGTCTAGCAAATTCCTCACTAGATGATGTATCGCCGCCACCCTCGAAGCTATCTAAACCTAAAATTTCGTCTGGATCAAAACCCATCGCTATTGCGTCGCCAGCTCTCATTTCTGTTCTATGAGCCACCACATATGCATCTTTTAATGTGCGTGCGTCACGGCTAATAAAAAATTCCTCTGGTGGCACACTTTCAATGCACAATTCTCCAGCTTCTTTTCGCCTGCTGATTTTTGCGCTGTGAATAGGCATTTCCATTTCCATGCCCATCGCGTCCATCTCAATAGTCATTTCCACGCTATGTTCTAGCACTGTCACGCTATCGTCTTCGATCAGGTAGGTGTATTCATCATCAGATAAATCTGTATATGTGAATATATCAACTTCTGGGTATGTCATCCAATACGCTTTTACGATGCCTTGTTTCTTTACAAGTGCATCTTGGAACGCATCATTAATTACGCGATAACCATTTAATCTGGTAAATTCGTGGTGCATAAATTCTGTTGCTTGATCTGCCATAGCCACATCTTCTGCGCCGCGTGGTATATATTCCACTGGCTTTGCAGTGCTTAGGAAAATACGCATTAAACTTGGCTTAACAGCGCGTACTGTGTCACGCACTTTAGTTGCCACAACACTACTGCGACCATCTTCGTGACCTAAGTAAACCTCGCCGTCGTAGTATTCCTGAGCCTTAATTCTATCCTCAGCAATCTCGCCTTCGACAAAGGAAACTGCATCCTCAATGGCATCCGAAACTATACCCTCGATTTCAATTATAGATTTTGGTTTTAGTTCCATGTTTTTTCCTTAATTAATAATCAGCGACCAAAGAAGCCTAGAGCTTGTCTGCGTTTTTCTTCTATTAGATTTCTACCCTCGTCGGTGGAAGCCGCAACTCCAGCAGTGCCAGCAGATATGGCATTAGGTGGAATTTGACCAGTTGGGTCTATGCTAGATCTGGCTCTTCCGCCTGATATTACATTTGCACCACCTTGTATAACTGGTGCATTCATAAGTGTCCTAGCTGTGTTTGTTCTGCCTAATGCCGCAAATAGTGTTTGGATTAGTCCAGAAAATGCTGGTGTAGAATTTGAGCTATTTTTAGCACCGCCTGTAGCTTTAGCAGATACAACCGCAAACTGATTAATTAGCTTAATTTCTTCTGGAGAATAAAGTGCCTTTAACATTGTCTGATTTTTCTTCATTGTAGTCCATTTTGTTAAAAACTTTGTTCCAGAGAACGTGACGCCATCAACGCCTTCACTACTTACGTTGTCAACTAATTCCATAAATGCCTCTTGCTTTATTGCGGCAAAATCTGCTGGCGGCAATTGTTTTTTGAGTGCAATTAAATCTCTGGTAATATTTCCTGCTGACATTAACTTACTGTTTGACGCGCCAAGTATATATTTAGCCGCGCCCTCTGGCGGAACAACCAAAGCTAATTTTTCGCCATCTCTGCCTTGCCTTGCAGTAAGTGTTTTTAGTATCCCACCTTTAGTATCCCACAAACTTTTGAAATCACTATAGTTTGAAATAGCCTTGCTCCAAGCCGCAACCGCGTCTTGATCTCCTGCAATTAATGCCTCATCGGCGTATTCTTTTAGTTTTTGATCAAATAAATCTCTAGCTTTTTTACCAGCTTTCCTATCAACAGGATCACTAATATTATTAAACTGTGTCCGAATTGCAAACAATTGTTTAATATCGCCACCCTGACCTAAAACATCATCAATACTATCTAATATTGAGTTTGTCATAGGCGTTGTTGCTAAGTTAAAATCTTGTCTTACGCCGCCTCTTAGCGTGTCGGCAAAGTCGCCTCTCACAAGCCCTAAATTAGCATTACCAGTTTGCCTAGCGGCTGTATATAATTGGTCAGCTTCCTTTTTGGCTTGATCTAATGACTTTACTAAAGTGTTTTGCACTTGAGCGCCGCCAAGCCCTTTTTCAGTAATTACACTGCCGCCGCCTGCTAGTTTTTCTTGAATTAGCGGCACGTTTTCTAGTATTGCTTCCTTAGCGGCTTCTCTTTGACCAGACATAACTTTCTCAGCGTCAGCGCCGTATGCACCTTTTTCTGCCATATCTTCAAATAACTGAGTGCCTTTTGAGCCTGTAACTTGCCCTGCTGTCAGTGGTATTGGGGCTGGTAAAGATGACGCCTCAGATAAGCGACCAGCTTGTGTTAGGTCAACGCCAGCATTAACTCTAGCTTGAAAATCTTGTGCCAGCTCTTTCGTAACTTGGTCTGGATCTAGCCCAGCTCTAGTTAGCATTGCCTTAATGCGTGGTTTCATTAAGCCATCTTCGCCAATAACTGACTTTGGGTTTTGCTTAAATGACTTTGATACAAACTGTAATAACTCACCAATTTTTGCACCAGCCGCACCGCCGCCAGCACCATATACCAAATCGCTAAACTGGTAATCGTCGCCAGTTAGGTATGAGCTTACACCCTCGACTAAACCAGCCTCAGTTGCTCCAATAGCCGCGCCACCTAAAGCCCTTTTAATCGGAGCGCCTAAGAATTGTAATCCTTTAGTAATAGGGCTGGCTAACGCCGCCGCGCCAGATCCAATCATAACATCAGTCGTATCTAGGCCAGCAGGATTTGGATAGAACCTGTTGAATTGACCAGTTTCCTTACCATCACGATAGACAGGCGCTGTGACAACTAGATTGCCATATTGATCTTTATCAAACGTAGCCTTTGGCAATATTTTCTTTATACCCATTTCTAGTCGATCATCGCTTGCAGTAGTAGAAAGCAAAGTAACTAACTTGGCGCTCTTATCAGCAGGCAATCCCAAGTTTGCGTTAAACGCTGTTGGAATAAAGTCTTCACGCTGTCCGCCCTTGAACCAATCAACAGTCTTTCCGACCATTCCCTTTGGTGGCTCTAGTGTTTTTAACGCCTCTATTATGTCTGCCTCAGAAGTGCCATCTGGAAAATAAACTGGCTCGTCGCGGCCTTTTATCTGTATCTCTATCATTGCGTTACAAACTCTTTTGTTTCTATATCCCAAACAGTTATCGGTTTTCTGTCCTTTTGATTTTTATATGTGCTTAATATGGCTTGCACTTGAGCTGGAATTTGCATGTTATCTTCTAGCTCTGCAATCCTGCGATTAATTTCTTGCATGTTTTCTGAGGTCATATCACCTAATGCAAATTCACCAATTATTCTGGCTCTATCAATATTAAACTGAGCTTTTGACTGCATGACAGCAACGATTGCCATATTTGCTTCTGGTGTTTGCGTTAAGCTACCCAATGAATTTAACATTGCGGCAAATTCTATATCTGATGTAGAGCCTGATCCTTCAACACGCAAGCTAGGAGCAAGACGTTTAATTATAGCTTCTCTGACAGCAGACACATCTTGCAATTCTGGGAACATTTTTGCAATTCTACCAGAAATTATTCCACTTGGTTGCATCGGTGCAAGCTCTTGTAATATATTTAAATCAATCAACTGCTGTGAAGATGATCCACCAGCCGCGTATTGATCCGCTAAAGTAGTACCTATTTTTTCTTTAAGTTTTTTCCCTAAAGTGCTGTCCATATTACCAGTGTTTATCGTAGTACCAGATTTAATCTGAGCCAACGCCTCTTCATGGCTCATTCCTTTATCTCTCATAAACTTATAATTTTTCATTAAGTTTGTGCTGTTATCTTTAGGGTTTAATCTGTTTGCCGCAATTGCAGATAATACGTTGCCAGCCGCGCTTGGGTTGGCTTTAATTATTGCCGCCATATCAGCCATGCCATTAGCTTTTAAATATTCAATCGTCTTATTTACATTGCCAGCTTTTACTCTTTGTGCGCCACGTTGCCTAATAGCTTCACCAGCTCTTAGCTCTGGCAAAATTACTGCATCTAATGCTTGTGCAAAATTTTCTAATCCAGACAATCCTGTTGTGCTAGATCTTTGGTTAAGTTTATCAAATAACCCAGCCATGCCAGTTCTTGGCTGTGGTTGTATTTGAGTTTGACCACCGCCAGTTACCAAAGGATTAACTTGCTTTGGAATTACCTGTTGCTGTTGCACTGGATAATTCCTCTGCATATTTGTTTCTTCTAGTGGGTTTCTACTTGGAAATCCTATCATTAGCTTCTTGCTCCCATTACATTAGCTCCGAGCTGTAAGTAGTTGAAAAGGCCAGGTTTCATGCTGTTTGTGGTTGTCGATTGATTGGGCGTTGCACCTAATGCCGCCAGTGGCGCAGATAGAGCCGCAAGTGGAGATCCAGTATATCCTGCATATTGCGCCTTAGCCGCATCAATAAGCGCCTGTTGCATTCCCTGCTGTAGAATACCTTGTTGCGCCTGCTGTTGCTGGATTGCTTGACCAGTGCCGAATGCCTGTTGACCTAATGCGCCCATTTGGTTAGCCGCCTGCAATCTCGCTTGATTAGCTCCAGCTAGTGCATTCTGGTTAGCCACTTGAGCCGCCATAGCTTGTGTTGCACCAAACTGATTTGCTTGGTTTTGCGCCGCTTGATTTGTGAGCGCCATTTGATTAGCGGCACTTGAACCAAATTGTGCCGCTTGGTTTTGCGCCGCCATATTTGCCGCCGCCGCTTGGTTTGCGGCTGTTGCTCCAAATTGACCAGCCTGATTTAGTGCCGCCTGATTTGCTAAGTTTGACTGCTGACCAAATCCAGCAGTAGTTGTGCCAGCCGCTAAATTTGCCTGCTGATTAGCTAATGCCGCTTGCTGGGCTGTTCCTATGTCTTGCAGAGCCATCTGCTGTGCTTGGGTGTATCCAGCTTGTCTAAGGCCAGATGCAGTTCTTGCCGCTTGTTCAG